CCCTTGTAACGAACTTCAAGAAATCAATAGGCAACAAAGCTATGGCGACGCTTAGAAATAAGGGTTCAACCAAAGCAAGATCTGGCGGATCACCAATGGTAGTGAAAGCTGACGAGGTGGCTAAGTCCGAAGTCAGCGGGCCGCTCAACAAAGGATCTGCGGGTTCCGCTTCGCCCGCGAGCCGCTCATATAGCGGTGTTGTTAGAAGCAGTTCAAGAATCTGTGGTTCACGCTCCGGCCACAACTCCCCAACCAAAATTGGGGTTGATGCTAGGACGCAAAACGGTGGTAGCCGTAAACTACCAAAACAACATGCCAGGCGCATTGACGCACGCGATGTATATCGATGGGCTAAGATGCTGAAGCTAACTCAGGATGAACTGACTCAAGGCTGCAATACTAAACCATATTGCTTAAATTGTTTTCAGTTAGCACCAGAAGTGGCAGGCACAGGCAGGGCGTGCGAGTGTAAGCAGAGTAATGTTACAACATTAACTGTGTTGACTCACGTACGCCTGTTGCTAGGCTGGGAACCCACTGGATTTTGTCCTGATTTTGGCAGTGGTAATGAGTGCCTAGAGGGTGAAGATGCATCACCACCCCCAACACGCAAAAAATCCACGCGTGCACAACGCAGGAAAGCACTCAAGCAGTATAGGCGAGGAGTGGTGGCTCAAGAGCAGCAACCCACCGCAAGTACCAGCCACCCACCCGGTGCCCAAGTTGAGGGTGCACCTGTGGTGGGGATGCGAAGCTTACTGCTAACCGGCATGATGATGCCTGCAGACGGCCCCGACAAGACGATGCAGTACCAATAGTTGTGCAAGAGTGGAGGCCATTGGCACCTGAAGGCGACCCCGTGGTAGCGCAGATACCTGGTGTGGCTGTGGTTCAGGAGGCTCCAGGCGTACCAGACAACCTCGAGCCCGCTCAGGCACGTGACCCAGATCCACCACCGATGGCCGACGGTGAAGTCGACGAAGCAGACGAGCAACCTGACACGACCCTTAGGCAGCACCTTGAGATGTATGCTATGTACAGACCAAGAGATGCGACCTTTGAGCGTCTTTGCAGGAATGAGGCGCAGGAATGGGCTAGGAAGAATGGCTTCGCGACAAATGATGAGTTTAGGATAGAAATGTCCGCCATCATACAGGAGTTGGCCACCCGTGAGGATGAGACAGTAGCACCAAGGTTCACTACAAAAGCATTGTTAAATGCCAAGACAACCATAGAGGCCCGAGAGGGTCGCTATGTATGGCCCAATAATTGGTTTTGTAGGCAAACCGGGTTGTATATGGAGCTCTCTTACGGTAATCAGGGAAACGTGAAATCCCCCTCCGATGCTGCACTGTGCAAGCAAGGCCCATGGCTCAAGGTTGCAAAATCCTTGCCATATTGGCGCATGGTGAAGTACGGCCTCGGAGCGGGGTTGTGTTACGTAGTTTATTCCCGCTTGACGAGGCCCGTGGCGTCGGTGGTGAGTACCATTATGGGCTACACCCACATACCGTGGAGCAAGCACTCTTGGCACTCACAAACAGACACCTGGGCGATAGTGGACCGTATAACCAACAGTCAGTACGCTGGCTGGCCCGCTTCGTCAATGAATGGGTACAACAAATTGGCGTTCAAGCCACAGCAAGTTTTAAACAAATTGTACAACACAGATCAGGCAATACTAGACGCCGGTTCTTTCTTGGCTATGTCGATCTCCAGGATAACCCCGGACGTATTAAAAATTTCTCCCGAGTCACAGCTATGCCCAAACTTGAGTTGCATCCCACAGACACACTTGCCGATAAAGAGGATCGCATCATTCAATGTAGGCAACCTGCCTACAATGTTGCGTTGGCAAGATACCTTCATCCCATCGAAGATACCCTATATGGAAGCTGCTGGTACATCAACAGCAACCGTGTGCGCATCATTAAGTGCGCCAGTCCATATATGCGGGCTAAAGCCATCACTTATGCATGGGGTCAGTTCATTCATCCGCTTGCATACCTTGCAGACCATTCAAGGTTTGATAGGGCTATTACAGTGGATCATATTGAAATTGAACACATGCTGTATGAGGCTCTCCATCAGGATGACAGATACCTTGCCAAACTCCTCTCCTTACAATTGCGCAATATTGGCAGATTAAAGGAGGCAGCGGGTGAAACACAGGCCAGTTACAAAATTGAGGGCAAGCGCATGAGTGGTGATTTAAACACTGCGCTCGGCAACTCAATCATCAACGTCCTCGTCTTGGCCGCTTATTTTAAAAATAGCGAGATATTCGTGGACGGTGATGATTCAGTTGTCGTGTTAGACGCTGATGCCCGTGGGCATAATAGGCTTGTGTTTCAACAGCATTGCCGTAGGCTAGGCTTCGACACAAAAGTTGAATTGGCTAGGAGATTAGAAGAGGTAGAATTTTGTCAGAGTCGAATAGTCCAAACTGAATTAGGCCCGCAATTTGTTAGAAATCCCCATAAGATAATGGAGACGATTGGCATTAGTGCCAAACGTATCCCTGCAAATCAACGTGAAGCAATATTTCAAGGTAAATTGCTTTGCGAAGCTGTGTGCAACGTCAATATACCAATCATTTCTTACTTGGGTTGGTACTTGCGTAGTGACGTCGACCCACAATTCGAGGACGTCACCGCTAAGCATATCTACGAACAAAGAAGAACGTTTTGGGTTGATGAACCACCATGCCCAACCCCTGATACACGCGCATCATTTGCCCTGGCGTGGGGGATATCAATTGATAGACAACACGCTTATGAGAAAGCAATTATGCGCATGGCACTACCTAGCGTGCCATTAGTTATAGCGCCCTCCGTTGAGGTAGGTGTAGAAGCTCTAGATGTACATGAGGATTATGGGACATTTGAACCCATGACTCACGAAATCTACTGCGGCACCTGGCCATTGGATGAGCTCGTGCGCTCTGGATAGGGTTCTGCATTGCCTTTAAGGCGTTGGC